TACAGATCTTGAGTTACGATCAGAAAATACTGAACCTTCTACAGGAAGTTTACACCCATAGAGTGTGTAGTCACCTTTAAACTGAAACTTAACAGGTTTAATATTGAGATAAATGGGTTGTATTCCCATGTAATCTGCATTCCCATAGAAGCTAGGTCTATTGGGTCCCACCTTCAACCCACCCCATACATAGTTAATCCATATCCACTTGATATGCTCACCTTGTACTAATGTTGTCTCATCCTTGGTCTTATTTACAATGGTGTCATACACAGGAGGTATAGTGATTTTATAATCCTCTGTAACTACCTCCTGAAATTTCATTCCAGTATCTGGATCAATCTTGGTGAGATGTCCAACCATACGCTGTGATTTCCAATATACTGTTGTTACTCTTAAGAGTTGATACGTCCCGAAGTCTTGTAAGTCCTCGCTTTCATTAAGAATATGGGTAATAATATCATCACCAGCAGCGAGAAAATTATCATTAACGCTAGTAAACTGGCGAAACCCAAGACTAGGACCAGTAACATTCCACTCATGAGAACGGGTACCATCGTAATAAGTACCATCATTCTGATAACCTTGTATAGGATAACCCGCAGCTTTTTTAGGGTAGATTGATTCAAGAGATGTAAGTTGTTCATCGTTCATTAAATATCCATACTTATCAATTATATCTGATACAGTATGCAGTTCTATTTTTCCTACAAAATTACCTTGAGATATGTATCTAATATCAGGTGATTTATGATAAAATGTAAGCACTGGATTCCACAGTTCTACATCATAATCATCTTCGCCCATTCTAAAATGCCAAAACTCTCGATCTGTTGTAAGCATGTCGCGGAATCCACGATTTTCTAATTCTTTGATTTTAAATCTCTCAACATCCGCTTCATGTTGGTGATTAGCCCATTGCTCAACAAGTGAACGATAATCTTTTTTGAAAAATTGTTCAATCTCAGGAAGTGACTTGATATTCTCAGGTGACATCGCTTGCTTAAATTCTTCTGACTCTGGATCAGCACCTTGATTGATCAAATTTGTAGCAAGCTTCATTTCAGCCTGTTGCACCAATGTCTGCTCAATCATTGTTCTCTTTTCTTCAAGCATCTCATTAAAACTCACAGGATCAGTGGTCACATATTGGACCTTGTCAGTACGTTTAGCAAACTCACCACACATCACATTGATGACATTGGGAATAATAGGGTAGAACTTAAGCTCTAAAGCAGATGCATCTTCACGAGTAAGTGTTTCCACTAAATCAGCATATTCATTATCTTCCTCTACTACATAGTCAGTGCGATCAATAATACCATTGGCAAGTTTGTAATTCTTTAAAAGCTTGCGTGCATTACGTCTAATTTGACGTAAACCTTCCATCTCAAACCAATCCATGTTCCATGCTCCCCACTCACCATCTTTTTGAACCTTGGATAAAAATTGAATAGGCTGGGTAAGAGTTCCCATTCTAGTGTGATCTGTCTTCACACCAGCTTTAGCCTGCATTGCGTTGATTACTAACATATTATATGTATATTAACGATGTAGTATTTTTATTTTGACCTCTTAACATAGCATTAAGAGTAGTTCTGTTTATTTTTTTAGAAGCCGCAGCTTCTGAAATTGAATCAAAAATTATCCCAGAAGATAAGTCAATTATATTTTTACACTTGGCAATTATACAGGGTAACATTACTTCTTTAGATCGTTTTTTACCTTTGAGTTTTTGAGTTCTTAATTTTACAGCTTCTTTATCTTGTTTACGACCAGTTTGAGCTTTTCTTAATATTTCTTTGTGCCATTCAGGAATACTCTTGCCATAATTTGGATTACCAGCACCTTTAAGTTTTTCTGATCTTTTAGATCTAGTTTCTAATTTTTGAACAACGTTCAAAGAACCTTCACCACCATCTGTCATGTTAGCTAAACAACCCTTACCTAAATCATGTCTACCATATAACAATATAAACTCTTTTTCTTTATCACACGCTTGATTCCATGATAGATCTTCCATTAATATTTCAACTTTATAATTCGTTGTTGCAACAATTTTATTCCAGTATGAATTTCTCTTTTTAGCAAAATAAGCTCTACTATATTGATTATCAGATCCAATCCCAACATAAAAAGGAATATTTTTATCTAATCTAACATGACGATATACATAACATATATTTGCGTTGATTACTAATGCCATAACTCTATTATTTTAAATTTCTAAATGCTTGTTTAGTTACTTTTCCTCCACTTGCAAGTGAAGATTTGCCTAAATTACGAAAGGGACTTCTAGATAATTTAGTCAAATTATCTGAATTTTTAGCTTTTTGAGATGAATTTGTTTCAGTTTCAATCTTATGAGCATATCCTCGATTAGATTGTTGAACTTTTGCAAAAGCAACTAAAGCACAAAATGCTACTAGTCTATCTACGTTTAAACCCTCTCTATACTGCTGCATTTCTTTTAGAAGTATTGGATCTTTGATGCGTTCTATACCATATGTAGTTTTAACAACACTACCATCTGGTTTTGTTTCTACATTAAGCTCTTCTGTCAAAAAATTAATACCATAAGAAATTAAGTGTGTTTTAAATAGATTCCCTGTATTGCGCCACCCATATTCTTGAAATACATTGTTGTTAGAACCCAAATCTTTTAGAAACAAGATTTGAGATTTTGGAACCATGTAATGTTGTTTTTTCTTATGAATCATGTGTTGGATAAACAAAGAAATATTGTTCTCCACTATTGTCCATGCTCCATAATATTCAATTAATTTTTCCAGTAGTTCGTGGGTTTTATTAATGTCATCGTATCGCCCACACCAAGATGCTACCAAATGATCTTGTTCTATATGATTCTCTATTGTACCATCCATCTTCTTTTTTGTTATTTGAAGTGGTGTCTTATAAATAAATATAGAACACAATGAGTCTGATGTTGTTGTTTTTCCCTCGCCTATTGGGTCAATAGATGCATAGTAAGTACCCCATGGTGCATCTTTAATGGGTTTTTCCCACATCAATATGGCCCCCTCCTTGTTCTCTGTCCTAGGAGAGAGTGGAAATTCCATGATGGGCAAACGCTTAGTTGGCTTTGCCTCTATCTCACCTTTATCGTTATATATTAGTTCAACAGTCTCACAGTAATATTCCTTATCTTCTATTCTCCTGAGTTGACTAGTGATCAAGTGGAGGGGCCATACTGAAGACTTTCTGTATGCAAACGCCTCTTCAATATTAATAGGCTTTTGTGATACACGAAGTTGATAGTCGTTTGATTTAAGATCTTTCTTCCATTTTTTACGTTCCTCTAGAATCATATCTAGAGAATTTTCAACTAATGAATTACCCCACTTATCAATACAGGGTATCATACTCCACTGTTCAGGAATGAATAGACCACATAAAGCTGTATCTCCATTCTCATTAATTAAGTTTGTACTTACTGCTAAGACATCCTTAGAATCTGGATTAAAAATTATATCGCGCAATGGTTCACATTGATCCAAATCACCCACAGAACCCGCAACTGCAAACATTCCTGTATATACCATACCAGATTTTAGAGCTGGTAAAAGATATTCTAATGTTTCATTCATGCGAGGTGCAACCCCTGCTTCTTCATGAAAAAAGAAAGAACATGGACCACCTACACCATTGATTGGGTCTTTTTCTAAAGTAACCCCAATCATTACTGACTTCAATCCTATATCTTTCTTTCTACCACCTTGAGTTATCTCAATTTTTTGTTCCCAGTTAAATGTCTTATCTGGTTGTGTAGGGCGATACCAAGCTGTATGTGTATTTAAAAAGTTACGATATTCATCTAAGAAACGCCAAGTACCTTTCTCATTAATAAAATCTTTTAAGGATGCTGCTATCTTATTAATCCATCCTTCTTCAAACCAAAACCCATTAATCATTTTGGCTGCGTGGAAATAAGAAGATGCAATCTGGCGTTTCTTGAGTATGGCTACATGTTTATAGCTATACTTTGCAATATCCTCATATAAAGCCATGTGATACTGCGCATCCCTTACATCCGCGAAACCAAACCTCGCAATTTCTTTATTATAGATTGGAAGAAAGTTAAGCCACATGTAATAATCCCGCGTAAGGTACCAAGTGTTTTCTTTGTTCTTGAATATAACACCCATCCTACACTTTTCTTTTTCAAAATCCCAGTATTGAATGAAGTCTCTTGATCTAATGGGGGCTGCACAATAGAATTTGTAACTATTAAAATGTTTGGCTTGGGAGTTAAAGAGCAAACTTGTTTGGTCAAATTCGTATTTTCCAGGTTCTTTAAATATTGAGCGTAAGAACTGCACAAAGTCTTCTCTTGTTGTAAATTCGGTGTGGGACCACAGTTCTGTAATGGCGTCATAGGTAGGTATTTTTATAAATAATTCCATTATAAGTCCATAATTTTACTCTCATCACCACCAATCTTATAAAGGATATTCACCACTGTATTTACATCTTTTGACTTGATCACTATCAAATCAGGATCATTTGGATTGTCAAAATACTGAGTACAATCCTTCCTTTGGAACGCACTCCATAGTTCTGTATAATGATTGTAATGAAACATCCAATGGTAAAGAGATTCTTTATTGGTCATATGCAAGATTTGCTCCTCCTCTAACTGTCGATTGTTGTTCCTCCATCAGATCTTTATTCACTCCTTTAAAAGATGATCTAATTTGATCAAAGTTTTTTGCAACACTTACAATAGAGTTTATATTACCGTCTCTACCATCTGTTATGCTTTGTGTTTCCATATACATTGCCAATCTATCAAGCATTTTTTTAATACCCATATAAGATCTAAGTGTTGGGGTCTCATACAACTTCTTGCAAAACGCTATAGCTTCAATCACTACTTGATCCTCACTACTAAATGTATTATTAATTTGTTTAAAAATCAAAGACTCTCTATCAGTTTCCGATACATCAAAGAATGGATTTAATTCTGGATTAGGGCAAGTCATATAAAACACATAGGCAAAGACATCAATGTAATTTTTAGGATAATTGTCTATGATCACCTTTAAATCTTTTAAGATATAACAGTGTTCACTAGGAATAACTTTCCCATTGACAACATCAAAGATCCTTACCATATTAAACATATTTGACCTTCATTCACTATGAGTTTGAGACTATCTTCAATCTCTATTATTTCACAGTGTTCAATTCCATTTTTACTAATATAGACTTTATCACCAGGGTTAATTCCTGTGACCTCTTCTCCTATAGCAAATACTTCAAGCTGTGTCCACTTAGCAAAGTTGTCTTTGTTTATTTTGTCTTGGACATCTTGTGTCATTTCAATAACTGATTTCTCAATGTGTGGACGATTAAGTAGCACACGTTTTCCTTTTAATATCATAGTTTTTTTGTTAATTGATAGTGTTGTATTAACTGCATCACTTCATCTTTAAGATAAGGAACTTGATAAGGGATAACTTCTTTGACTATAAAGTTACCATCATTATCGCGTAAATAGATGGGATATCCATAAGAATCTTTATCAAAGTCCTCTTGAAATATGATGTGATTGAGCGTTAATTTCCCAGGTAAATACTGGGGATTATGTTTGATTATAATATACATATAAATAGAAAGCTGAATTGCATAGTGATTCAGGTTACAATCGTCTAGATGATTCAGCGGATATAGCATCTTTTGAGAAATACCTTCATAATTCTTAAAAGAAGTGGCTTTGATCTCCTTGTTGGTTTTATAGTCTAGGATATCAACT